TTTTAGTTTTATCTTGACCGAATGCTAAAATCAAAAATACTACCTCAAAGTGTATTCATTGAAAAACTCCCATTCAAGTTTTCACTATGTCTTAAGTTTAATTGAAAAGTTGCGTTAATCAAAATAAGGAAGGATATTAGCCATACCTTCCTTATTTTTGTGGAATCAGAATGTATTAATATATTAGCATAAAACATTCTTGAATTCTAGGGTCATTGATAATCATTTGTTCAATGTTAATGATTGTCTGACGATATTTCAAGATTAAGTCTTGAGCAGATACAACACCGAAGTTACCCTTTGTGCTTTCCTTGGTTAACTCGGTTTCACTACCATCGGTGGTGGAATTGCCAGCACTAGAACTTGTGGTGGTGTTGCCATCAATGCTCTGTGACCATGAAGCACTATCAGCGTATGCAACATCCTCTATGTCTTGAGTTGCTACACCAAGCTCGCTCTGTGGGGTCGCAGATGCGATGTCTTTGGTGTTATTCGTAGCAGTTGTTTCATCGCTGGTACTCGAAGCAGAATTGCTTATCGTGCTATCAGTTCTATCTCTGCCAATGATTTTCTCGTAATCAACATTGTAGATAGGGTTGAAGTCCTGGTCTGCCGAGTAGAATAGTTGATTATACTTTGGCATGATTTCTTCAAGGGCGGTCTTTAACTCAAAGACGAAACGACCAACGGTTTCAAAGCCAATCTCTCTGAAGCGATAATAGTTAAGGATTTTGTTATTTAACTCTTTACGAGTAGGAACTTTGTAAGCTGTACCGAATTGGCGTGCTTTTTCTTCTTGCTCATAGAGAGGGTAGGTAGACATGGCACTATCGATAGCAAGTTTGGCTTCTTCATTATTCAAGAGGTTATCAAGAACCTCTGTATATTTCGCAGGAATTATCATTATTCTTCTTCCTTTCTGTCGACCTTGATTAAGTCCTCAAATTCAGGGATTCTGTCAAGTTGTCGCCTTTCAACCGAGATATTTGTACCAAAGATGCGATTAATCTCATCACAAGCCCTCTGGCGAGCCTTGAGCATCACATCTTCACTTGCTTGCACTTGTTCGTTGTTTGCTTGTACTTCGTCCGCTACAAGCCTCTCACGCTTATCCATGTTGGCATTGTTAATACCAAGACGAGTAAAACATTCATTAAGTACATTGTGCTTCTGAAGTTGAAGCTGTGGGAATACTAGCGGTGGATTAAGGTCTAGAATCTTAATATCATTAAGGTCTAGGCTCTTGTCAACGAACATGACAGGCTCATTATCGATACGCTGATTAATAGCATTTTTAAGAGATAACCTCTGCTTGTCGCTACATTGTACCACCACAGGTGTTTTCTGGGCTTCCACATTGACCTCAATGCTTCTGTCAAGATTGGCAAGCTTTTTGGCATAGAGGCGAATCATTGGGAAGGAAGGAATCATCATATCATTGTTACGGATAACAACAGCGTTGTCACCGTTGATAAGTTCCTTGCCCTTATATACATAGTTTGGTGCGATTGGTGTGACAGAGGTTGGGTCATTGTAGCAGTTGACCGTATAGGTTTCGGCAAAGCCTGCAACCATCATGCCCATTTCTGGGTCATCATAGAACACACATCGACCATCTCGGTAGAGATAACGCTCAATCCAGCGTTCATTCATGTTGTTTGGAAGGTTCTTCCAATGAAAAAGTGAGCGAGTGATAAGCATGAGCCAGTAGTAATAATCTGTGAAGGCAAGATTATTAGCTCTCTGTGCTACACTCTTGTAAGAAAGAACCTGGTATATATCATCTTCCATATTTATCCTTATACAATGTTATTGCTTACGCTGTAGTCCTTAATCTTTGTTGGGTCTTTCCAGAAGGTGATGCCATTGTTATAGATTGTCTTAATTGCATCCATATCTTCATTTGGAATGTTGCCATCGATATTGGCTTGTACAGTTTTAGTATACCAGTAATTTTGGCGATGGTTAACAAGTGGCTTACCAAGACGGTTGACCTTATAACCAAAAGCCGAGAAGTAGTCATCGATGCATTTGGCATATTCGGCTTTTACGCTCATCTTACGAGCAGTATATTTGCCAACAGCATTATATGCATACGCCAATGTACCTGTACTTGCGTTACCCTTTGCTTGGTCAGGTGTCATGCGAGCTACATTTTTCTGATGCATAATATCTGCAACTTGCTGTGCGTAGTTCGTAACAGCACCGAGCATGCCAGCAGGGTTGCCAGCATTTCCAAGGTTGCTTATCCTATCCATTGTTTGACCATAACGCCTCATGTCTGCACCAGTTGCATTTGCACCAGACGGAATCCAAGAGGCACTTGAAGCGAGTTGGTTGATAGCACTAAAGTTACCAAGACCACCAGTAAGCATACCACCTATGATATTAGCACCCATGTTAATACCACCAAGGATTGCAGTAGTTTCTAGGTATTTACCGTTTTGGGCTTGCCAGTTGAGGTAATAGTCAGAAGTCCACGAGAGTTGTGGGAACTTGCCTGCTGGAATACCCTCTGTCCATCCATCACCATTTACACCAGAAGTGGCGGTCTTTTTCGAGTTGGTAGGATAACACATGAAAGAACCACCCATCTCGAAAGAGCCAATGAAGTTGAAGTTAGGGGTTGAGTAAAAGTCCTCATACTTAAAGGCTATGACAGCACCATCATTGTTAGTGATTGTAAAGTAGTTATAATCACCAATTTTGGTCTTGTTGTTCTTTGGGGTATAACCATTAAGAGATGAGTTAAGTGCAACCTGTAAGGAAGATTGAAAAGGATTATCAACATTTACAATGCTGTTATTAACACCTGTGGAATCTGCAGGATAAAACCAGCATCCAGAAAGTTCGGCTTGCTGTCCATTAATAAGAGTATAAGGAATCCATGCGGTTGTGCTTTGCATTGGCATTAAGAACATTGAGTTGATTGCTTCGCCACGTCCTGCGGAATCGTACATGCCCTTGAGAACATAAAGACCTGGTAAGCAATCCTCGCATACAGGAATACCAATGATATTCAAACCTTGTGGAACGCTATTGGTCATGTTCCATACAGGGCTGTCTAGGTATATTTTTGGTACAGTAACACCGTTTTCTTCACCATATTTAATAACAAGGGTAGAAACTAGCACAATTACCATCATAGTAGCATCTGTGATGGTTCTTGGAAATGATGTTGTGTTAGCATAACGATAATTAATAACCTCGTTACAAACGAATTCACCTGTTTCAAGACCTTCAGGAATGGTGTGTAAGCCAAAGGTATCATCGTTAACATGTTCACGCTCAATGTAAGAATCTTTGAATGTCATATCAAACATCCAAGTTTGAATCACATCGGTTGCGATATAGAGGTCAGTTCTTCCATCATCAACATATACCATTTTGGTAATGAAAGCATAAAACCACTTATTGGAATAAGCGGTATTCTGATACATAACATAATTGCAGTTACGAATCGTGTCCACCTGTGCAGGAATTCTAATTACAGAATCCTTACGCTGGTAGCTGAAATCTGTATATGATTGCACCACCTGCCCAGCAAAGTAATCATGCTGGGCGGTAGCGTTGGCAAAATACAGAGTATCCTTGTAATCGTTTTCAAGCGGTACACTTAAAAGATATACTTTTGTGATATTTGCCATAAGGTTTCCTTATTTCCTTTTAAGTTTCTTTCTAGGTTTTCCACAAGGCATGTAAACCACCTTTCTATTTATTCGTCACCAAAGCTGGCATTGAAGTAAACACATGGATTGTAGTAGGCTTTAACACTACGGCGAGCTGCAAGACCCCAGGCATTTGAAGTATTAGGGAAAGCATATACAAAACCATCAGTACCTACAACAGTATTAGCAACATTAACATCCTGAAGATGGTTGTCAGTTCCGCCCTTCCAAACATAAGTGCCACTAGCATTAATTACATAAGCTTCATCAGGTGCTTGGCTCAACTGAAGAACTTTTAGACCATAAAGACCACTCATACCAGGAATCTCTGTAAGTGGGAACATGACAGGTTCGTCAGTATTGTTGGTAAAAGCAACATAGTTATAAAACTTGAAGATAGAACCATCAGCGTTTTGTGCTAACTTTAAGTTACCTTCTGATGTAATACCAGTAACATTAACTAATGCAGTAGCCTGTTTGGTAGAAGTAGAAGTTAAGTTAAGCATACTAAGGATGCCAGCAACACCATCAGCGTTGGCTTTCATCTGCGTATCGATAGCACTCATCGCAGGGTTAATATCACCTAGCCATGCAGGTTTGTCAGAACCGACAAACTGTGGTAGGTTGTAATTGGTTGTGTGATTTGTCGAACTCATATTTTATCCTTTATTGAGTTAAAATTGTTTTACCGTTCAAATCGTAATTTGAAGCAGTAATCTCTTCTGCATCATACTCTGTAGCGGTTAGTTCAAGAGCATCATACTCTGTAGCAGTTAAGGCATTAGTACGGTTAACATCATAGAGAGCATATATAACACTTTGCAAATCCTCTTGCAAACCATTGATAGGGTTATATACCATTATTTTGTTAATAAGGGCATTATCAACATAGGCTTTAAGTTCCTCATCTTTTTCGTCAGAGTAACGCTTAAGGTTGTTAATTTTGTTATTAACGATGACAATGATGTCATTATACATGCTAGTTAACTGTGCATCGACAGAGTTCTCAAAGGAATTCATCTCTGTACGAAGAAGAGCCATTTGCCTTTGCAATTCCTCAATTTCTTCGTCATAACTACGGTAGTCATTGATAATCTTTATGATTTCATTAATCTTACCGTACATGCGAGCAGTTTGCTGAAGAACAGTACCGCTTTCAACATCGTAAAAGGCAGGTTGCAAGTTAGTTTCAACCCAAGGTGGTAGAAATTCAATGTATAAATCTTGCATTTATTATTTTCCTTGTCTTTTAAGAGGGCTGGCTTTTACACCAGCCCTTAATTAGTTACTATTAAGAAACGCTAATGGTTACATCAGCAGTAACTTTCGAGATAGAAACGACACCAGTATCGCTGTCATAGGCAGTAGAGGTAATGTCGATTGGGGTATCAACACCTTCAACCTTTTCCGTACCCATCGTAACGAGGACGGTATCCGTACCCTTTACGCCTTTGAGGGTGGTGCGATAGGAAGAACCTTCAGCAACGACAATGCGTTTGTTGGTTGCGGTCACACCTGTCTTAAGCGAGTAGGTGATGTCATATTCGTCAAGAGAACCATCAGAATCTTCGTCAGAAGCAATCTGGAAGGCGACAGCGTTTACAAGGATGCTGTAGCCAATGGTCTGCCAGACATGAAGGATGTGGTTACGATATAGACCTTCACCGTTCTCAAATTCTCTGAAGGTAAAGAGGTCATCGTAGACCTGGAAGAAGTTCTTATCGACAAGACATGCGATAATGCCATCAACCGGGAAGGCATCGATGATTTCCTTCTGGGTATCATTGAATTCGACGATGCTCTTGTTGAAGGCGGATGCCAACACATCGATATTGCATGTAACATCCGTAGCGTTATCAACGATAAGAATCTGCTCATCCTTACGAGAGAAGGTGATGATTGGCTTAATATCCGAACTCTGGGCAGTAAGGTATGCGTTGTAATCGCTGTTAGGGAAGGTCATGCCACCAGAAACGGTCTTGACAGCCTTAATGAATTCTTTAGCGTTTGCTTCGCTCAAGGATGGGTCTGGTACATTCACGATGACCATAGCATTGTTGTCGAGAGCATCGGCAAAGAGCTGACGCATAAGGATATACTCATCAAGCTCTGCAGAGTTGCGGATAGCTTCGAGAAGGCTCGAAATGTAATCTGCAACACCTTCGTAAGACTTGAAAGCCTTTGCGAGGGCTTCTGGACTGTCGGTGAGTTTGTACTTGTCCTGGCGATTCATGCGGTGGAAAACCGTCTTGGTGTCAGGAAGTTCACGAGTGAGAAGTCCAGAACCAGTTTGGTCAAAGGTTTTAGCCTTGATGAAGTTGGTGTAGACCTCTTCAATCGAATCACCAAAGGTCTTTTTACCTTTCTTGAATTTGCCAAGTGGGTTAGACCAGCTCTTGCGGATGAGCATTGGTGCATAAATCATGTTAATAAGGGTATTCATGAATTCGTTGTAGGTAGTGGCATTGTCCATATCGGTAATAGCCATACCAACGGATTCGATGTTGTTGCGAGTAGCTTCAGGAACACGCTCTTGGTACTGTTCAGAAGCATTATCACGAATGGTGTTAAGCAATTCAATTGCGTCCATTTATGAAATTTCCTTTCTCATCAAATAGGTTAGTAAATTTGCGAGGTTCAGGTTTCTTTTCTTCTTTGATTCCTGTTTCCTCTTCCGCCACAGTTTCTTGGCTTTTATTAGTACCGACCATAACGAAGAGCCTTTGGTTAGCACTTCTTAAAGCTTCCATCTTTTCTTTGGCTTGCTCATTTTCTTCTGTCAGGGTCTTATTAGCATCAAAGACCTGCCCAGCCTCTTCATAAAGCTCGCCAAGCATCGCCCTACGCTCGGAATCATCCTCACATGAGCCGATTGCCTTGATTTTAGCTTCAAAAGCTTCTTTGTCCATTGTTCCTGTCCTTTCTTTATTGTTAATGTACCCTTTCCTATATTATAACATAATTCGCTAGTGCCTATATCCCTTCCAGTTATTCCAAGCCACTACCCAAGGAAATTTTTTCTTTCCGTTTTCTTCAGTTCTGCCACCAGGTATAGGCGGAATTGGCGGGGTTGGGCTAGATTGCCAGGCGGTATTACGGAAAATGCCAAGGAAATAAGACAAACCTACCTTATCCCTTGACACAACACCACTTGTAGTATGAAGAGATGGATTTTGACCGAGTGTCCAGATTTCGTTTGTACCATTGTAATCTTCATCAGCGAAACAGATGTGACCTGTTGACGAAAATTGGTTGCGGTTAGTCACGATAATATCACCCCTCTTGATATTATTCTTACCTTCAACCGCTATGAATGGTGTCTTGGCGTTGGCAGTTTTAGATATGAGCCAACAATCGCAAGCCGAACCGTTGCCACCAGGTCTAGTAATAAGAGTAAGACCATACTGTCGCCAAAGCAACGCACAGTAGTCCCAACATTGGTTACCGTAAGCACCATCAACATTGTACCCATTGCCTAGCGTTGCAGAACGCCAGGCATCATAGGTATCATGAGCAACAGAAACATATCCGTTGTACTGTGCCATTAGTATTTGAATCCATATTTCTTAAGCATTTCGTAAGTCTTTGGACCTGTACAACCATCTTGGTACAAGCCAGTACGCTTCTGAAATTCCTTGATTGCCTTCCAAAGGTTATCACCATATACAGGACCAAGGGCTTTGGCTGGTGTATAGGCTGGGAATTTGTTACGCATGAATTGAGCAAGGTCAGCAACACGCTGGTCTTTGTCGTATCTTGCCCAGTAACCCTTTGCAGGCAGGAAGTTCTGTGTTTTGGCAACTTGTACAACTCTTATACCATCCATCATTTCATCCCAACCGAGAACGCTTGGCTTGCTGACTTTCTTACCATCAGAGTACCAAGTGCCTTTATCGCAAACCATCACATGTCCATATTGAGAAGTGGAAGAGGTATATACAGGAACAGCGATATTGGTTGGTGGCGTACCTGCATGATAAGTACCATTCTTCTTACCTGCTTGCATGGCAGTTTTGGCTGATGCGTACTTACCTGTATAGATACGAAAACCTAGACGACAGTTCTGTAAGCACCATCCTTTCTTTGTACCCATTTCCTTTGGGTAGAATTGTTTTGTTTGTTCGTATGCCATATATACTCCTTTCTTTTATTATGTATAGGCATCTAGTCATCTGTAAAGTATATGATTTGACCGCACATTTCCGAAGCAGCTGCACCACTTGCCCAGAAGAAATTTAAGCTTGTTCTATCAGAATTAAAACCTAGACGGATTTTTCTGGAAGGTGCGTTAATAACATAGTGTCCATAACTTGAATACTCTGATGCTTTTGGTATGTTAGATATAGCAAGTGTTGTGGAATTTGATGGGATGTTTGCAGTAATTGTCCAGTCAGAAATATTAAGTAGCACCATTCTGCCTAATTTTATCCATCTAGCACTACCGCTTGTAATATAGGTTGTATTAAGTGTTGCTACATTTGATGTCATTGTAAAAGAAGTTAGGTCTATCTTTACATCAGTAACAGCGTTATTTGCAATCTGTGCTGTGCTAATCGTGCCTGTTAAATCAGAGAAGGAAGATGGAATTGAGGGTGTACCTGTTAAGTCAGAATAAGCACCTGAAGTAGCCACAGTAGCGAGTGATGGTTTGTTTAAGATTTCTGCTACACCTGAAACAGCATTCCAATCTGAATTGACTTGAGCGGAAGGAATGGTTGGCTTGTTAAGTAAGTCGTCATAATCACCAGAAGTGGCAACAGTTGCAAGAGAGCTAGTGTCAGCCTTGTCTGCAAGAGCATCAGTAGTTGCCTTCTGTGTCATAGCACCATCGGTGTTCTGACCTGTACTTGGGTAAAGTGTCACACCTGAAGGAATGTTTGGTTTGTTTTTAATGTAATCAACAGCACTTGTATTGGTTTGATTCCAGTCACTCTGTACTTGTGCAGGTGGAATGGTTGGCTTATTAAGTAAATCACTATAGTCGCCTGTGGTAGCAACCGTTGCTAGGTCATCAGCTTCAACATAGGTGCTTGTGCCATCCGAACCATCATTGGTTAAATCTGAAGTTTGGGTTGGAATAGTTATCGATTCAGTTGTAGTACCATTCTTGTCTGTAATAGAGATGGTTGTTACACCACCAGATTGCGTCACAGTTGCAGATGGTGAGTATCCATCTACACCATCAGTACCATTCATAATATCTGCGGTAGTTGTAGCTTGTTCATCTTCAATCACAACCCTTGCACCACCTGTAATGGGTGTTACATAGGCAACAGGGCTAACACCATCAGTACCTGCAATCCCAGGTACGCCTTGGATGCCTCTTTCGCCTTGAGGAATGCCAAAGTCCAAAATGACATTAGTATTACTTCCTGATGTGTTTGTAACGGTTGCACTACTACCAGGATTCAAGGTTCTAACATTGCCAATTTGGATAGTGGCATTCTCACCAGGCTCGCCTTGCGGTCCTGCAGAACCGTCATTGACGCTGGCAGTAGTTGTACCATTCTTATCTGTTATCGAGATGGTGGAAGTAGTACCAACTTTCGTAACAGATGCAGAGGGTGAATAACCATCATGCACAGTAGCAGTTGTTGTACCCTGCTGGTCTGTAATGGAAATAGTTGCCGAATCTGTGCCTTGAGTGACGGTTGCAATTGGTGAAAAACCTGCTGGACCTGGTGGACCTGTCATAACAGAATCAGTTGAAACGAGGTTGGTTTGCTCGTCCAAGGTGATACCGTTGTCCTGTCCGATGAGAATATCATCACCTAATGAAATAGATATGCTGTCCATTATAGTACAGATTCCTGAATTACAAGCTTACCAGATAGCGGTGTCTTGACCACAGAACTACCCATGCTTATCTGTAAATCGTAAAAATACCAAGCTGGCTCTAAATCAGAGGTAATATCTGGACTTATTATAATCTGGTATTTGTTGTCCGCCAGCTTATTAATACCATGATTCAAATATAAATATACATCGTAACTCTCTTGGTTCATGCTTTTCTTTGCACCCAACACAATCGAGCTTAACGATGTTGATAGATTTTTGAAGGTAACCGTAAAACTTAACTGGTCACCTTGCTTAATCATGAAGTGTTTTAGCATTCTTCTTACTCCCTTCTTTCTTGAGGGCTTTCAATGCCTCTTTTAATTTCTTTGGGATAGGCACGCCACATTCACCAAGGTTTTCCAGTATACTCAAACCTTCGTTTGCTACAAAGTAATAGATGACCAAGGTACGAATTGCACCTGATTCACCAGTAACTCTATCAATCAGAACACCCAACATCACTATAAGAAGGACAGCAACCTTCTTGATGATTCCCTTAAAACCAATCTCGGATGAGAGATTTTTCTGAATGAAAGCCTTGGTTATTCCGCTGATATAATCCAAGACAATAGCAATAAGAAGGCATTGTATCGCAACATCGAATCCACCAATCAGATAGATGAAAGCAGTTCCGATGGATGCACAGATTGTACATATCACTTCTTTCATAATTCTATAATAGCATAAGTTGATTAAAGCAACAAAATGAGCCACTCTCGCATTGTGGCTCATTTCAGTTAAGTATTTTCTCTAACTGTCAAAAGAGAGGTATAGGTTCTTTAGGCTGGGTGGGCTTAAAGCCAAGGAAGAACCATGAAGCCTTTGGAATATTATATCACAAATTCATTACCATTTTAATAATTTCGTAACATGCACCCTTAATCATCTGCGATTCAAACCTCACACATCCATTCTGGTAGGCATCAATGAATTTTCTGAATGGTGTTGCGGTGCTTCGGTTCTTTAAGAACAAAGTGTTAGGGCTATGGTCTTGCATTGTCAGAGAGTACACAAGAGGATAACCAGGGTCAACTTTCTCACTAACCCACATAAGACCAGCCAAGAAGTCTGCCCAGACACCATACTTCTTATTTTTGTAGATGAATGAGAAGTAGAAGCGAGCAATTGGGCTTCGTTTCTCGATGAAGGTATCAGTATCATTAATGAATTTGTTATCCATCGAGTATGCATCGTAGGATGTACCTGCTGTGATAGCACCGAACTCGGTTGCCCTTTTAGCCTCGATGAAAGCAGGGTTAATGGCATTCTCTACGATAATTGGCTTCGTGGGATGTTTCCATATCCACTTACCGTTCTTATCTTGCTTGGTTGGCAATTGTAGGTCAAAGAAATACCAGAATGGGTTGTTAACGCTAGTGTTGTTGCCTAACATAAATAAGACCACTCTCGGATGACCAGTACCAGGTCGAGCAACAGTTTCATATAAGTTGAGAAGAGAGATGGGTTCGTTGGGAATATATCGCTGATTGCTATTAACCTTATCGAGCATAAATTCGTCATATATAAGCATCGTAATCTTGGGGTAAGGTATGGATTTCTTGTTGCTTGCTGTAGAAAGCACGAATGCATACCCACACACTTCGTCATCTGTCCATTTTTCCTTTTCATCTTCTGGTTTAATTCTGCAATAGAATTTCCTTCCTTCAATCTTAAATTCATAATCTCGGAATTCATCCACTATATCTCGAAAGAACTCCTTATATGCCTCATCAAGGTCTTTCTCGTATCGGCGGATATAACCAAACTGTTCGCCTTTCTTGATAAAGTTCTCGATTGCCTTCTTTTTACAGCCGAATGACTTACCGCAACCCCTCGTACCCGTAATTACGAAAAATAGCCCTTCGCTGTGTGTAAGGGTTTCATTGATATTCCAAAATATACTTTTATCGATTGCCACAATTATTCCTAACCGTACAGGCGACAGAGTTTCAACAGATGGGTAACCAGCCCAGTTTGACAATTAAGAGGTTCTTCGCCTTGGTGCTTAATTGCCTTTCTGTTAAAGGTCATCTGCCAACCTGTACATATACATTCTATCATGTTCATGGTTTGATAGTAAAATCCGTTTCCTCAAGCACAATGCCACCAGGCACAATCCTTGGCACTTTCTTGCCAGGAT